GTCCGCGACTGCGAGAAGCTCATTAATCCGGAGAATTTACAGCTCTGGGCGTTGCAGGTAGCAAAGTATGAGCAACTCACGGCGGCAATCGACCAGTACGGTCATTTGGCTAAACACCCCACCACGGGGCAACCCTGCAAAACGCCGTTCGAGGAAACGGCGGAAAAATACCTGAAACGCGCGACCTCGCTGTGGGCGGGGATAGAATCCTTAATCTCGGAGCGCATAAAATTCTACGCCGACAAGACGGGAACGAGCAAATCTCCGTTAGATATTCTTTTGAATCAATCGGCTATCCGCGCGCTGAATAACGGAGGAGGGGACGATGAATAAGAGTAAACATATTACGCCGAACATTGCGCCCGGCTCTCGGTTCGATAAGGCGAAAGCGGACTTAGCGTGCGGCTTCATAGAATCATTGAACCTTGTAAAGGGCGAATGGGCGGGGCGGAAATTCCGGCTCATGGATTGGCAACGGGATATTATCCGCGACCTGTTCGGCACGGTGAAAAGGGACGGCACGCGGCAGTTCACCACCGCCGTTATCTTCACGCCGAAGAAAATGGCGAAGTCGGCTCTCGCTTCGGCGGTTGCGCTGTATATGCTTTGTTGCGACGGCGAGTACAGCTCGGAGTGCTATTCATGCGCGGCAAATAAGGCGCAGGCTTCGATTGTATTTGATACCGCCGCAAGCATGGTGGAGATGTCGCCGGAGCTGTCTAAACGGCTCAAAGTGAACCGCGCGGCAAAGAGAATATTCTATCCGCTGACCAATTCGTTCTATCAGGTCGTGTCGGCGGACGTGCCGAACAAGCACGGAATCTCGGCGAGCTGCGTCATATTCGATGAGCTACTCGCGCAGAAAACGCCCGACTTCTACCGCGTTATGACCACGGGAACGGGCGACGCGCGGCGCAATCCGATTGTGTTCGTCATCAGCACGGCGGGTACAGACAAACGGTCGATTTGTTACGAAATGTACGCCAAGGCGAAAGCCGTCCTATCGGGCGAGCGCACGGACTATTCGCTCTATCCCGTGATTTATGAGGCGGATAAAAACGACGACCCGGCAAACCCCGACACGTGGCGCAAGGCTAACCCGAGTTTAGGAATAACGATAACCGAGGATAAAATGCGGCAGGCGTGGGAATCGGCACGCGGTAACCCCGTGGAGGAAAAGCTGTTCAAGCAACTGCGCCTTAATATCTGGTGCGACGACGTGGCAAAGTGGCTTCCGATAGAACGTTGGAACGAGTGCTACGAGGCTTTCTCCGAGGACGATTTACGCGGCAGACCGTGTTACGGCGGTTTAGATTTATCCACGAAAACCGACTTAACGGCATTCGTTCTTATCTTTCCGCCACAAACGGACGGTGAGCCGTTCAAGGTGTTGCCTTACTTTTGGATACCGGAGGACAGCGTAGAGCGGCACATTCGCACCGACCACACGCCTTACGACAAGTGGCGCTTGAACGGCGATATTATGACGACCGAGGGGAGCGTCGTTCATTACGATGAAATAGAGCGGTTTATCCTGAGCCTTAGCAAGAAATTTGTCATAAAAGAAATCGCGATGGACGACTGGAACGGACAGGCTACCGCACAGCATTTGACGGATAAGGGCTTAACGATGATAGGCTTCCGTCAGGGCTACAAATCCTTGAACGAACCGACCAAGGAATTGATGAACCATATTTTAGAGCGGAAGATATCCCACAACGGCAACGACGTTCTGACGTGGAATCTTGAAAGTCTAATCGTGAAAACCGACCCCGCCGGAAACGTCAAGCCCGATAAGGAGAAAAGCACGCAGCGGATAGACGGCGCGGTGGCGTTAATTATGGCGTTAGACCGCGCGTTAAAGCGTAGCGCGGAGCCGGACGGCGGAATTTATATGCGGCGCGGTTTGATTGTCATGGACGATAGCGGCACGGAGTACGACGAGTATCTGCCCGACGGCACTTCGCGCCACGTGCGGGTGACGAGCTACGGCACGTTTTATTCATGAGAAAAAGGAGTGAAAAAATTATGCCGCAAAAAATGTTACGCCCGTGCTTTAAACTATACCCCATAAACTGGACAGTGAAATCAAAGATACGCCCATAAGTCCGCACAGTAATTTTGGCAAAAACCCGAAAACTGGACACGGAAATCAAACGGAGGGTGTATACTATTACAGTTTAGGAGGTATCTGTATGCCAAGCGGAGGTAGACGCCCGGGTGCGGGGCGCAAGAAGAAGGGAATTGCACAAACGGTCGCGGAGAACAATCCGCCGACATTGGAGAAACGCGTGTCGGAGTTACTTGCCGGAGGCGGAACGCCGACTGACATCAAGAAACTTGCTCACAAGGTCGCATATATGGAGCAAGAGCTGGAGTTTATAAAAAAAATTATACTGGCAAGCATCGAGGAGAAGTCGAAATGTTAATATCGGCTAACCCGGCGATTAAGTTTGTCATTATTAGAGATATGTTGTCACGCGACAACAATTTACTAAACATCTCGTGGCTTTGCGAAATTGCCGGCGTATCGCGTTCGGGGTATTACTACTGGCTTTCCGCCGAGAAGCGCCGACATCAACGTGAGGAACGCGACCGCGCGGACTTTGCGTTAATTGCCGAGGCATACAAGTATCGCGGTTACGACAAGGGGGTGAACGGTATTTACATGAGGCTACTGCGGTTTTCCCCGTCGGTGGTGATGAACGAAAAGAAAATCCGCAGGCTTATGCGCAAATATGGGCTGTGGTGTCGCATTCGGCAAGCAAATCCGTACCGGCAAATGGCAAAAGCAAAAAAGGACGCGACCTGCGCGCCTAACCTTTTAGAACGGAATTTCATTAAATACGGGTCAAGAAGTGTGATTTTGACGGATATTACTTATGTGCAGAAGCGAAAAGACGGCAAATGGACATATCTTTCAGTCATGCTGGACGCGTACACCACGGAGGTTCTCGGGTACGCGGCAAGCGAGTCGCTCGAGGAAGATTTCGTGCTAAAAACGGTAAATGCAGTCAAGGAGAAACATGGCTCGGAGTTGACAAAGGAGGCAATGGTGCATTCCGACCAAGGCGTTCATTACAGCTGCGCCTCCTTTGTAAAGCTACTCGCCGACGGCAAGCTGCGGCGGTCTATGTCGCGCCGTGGTAATTGTTGGGACAATGCCCCGCAAGAAAGCTTCTTCGGGCACATGAAGGACGAGGTGTTGTTCTTCGACGACGACACGCACGAGGACGTTGTGCGCAAGCTCGAGGACTGGATTGACTATTACAACACAGACCGACCGCAATGGGCACTGGCGCATCTAACGCCGCAAGAGTTTTACGCATATAGCCGAACCGGCGTGTATCCGCTCTCCGTTAAGCCGCCGAAGAAGTGCGGTCGCCTATTCGGTGGCTCCGCCCCCGCCCCCCCGGGGTTTAACGCTTTGTGTTTCCCGGAAGACGGCAACAAAAAAGACGACAACCCGTAAAAAGTCACCGTCTTCCGTGCAAACCTCGTGCCGCGCTCAGGTCGCACCCCTGCGTTGCCCTATCCTCGACTATGAGTAAAGCAATACCATTATACAACACAAACAACACTTAATTTCATCGTTTGATTAAATTGTCTTGACAACGGGGAGGGGTTCAATATCTTTTAAAAAATTACAAGACCGTCTTAATAAATTTTTCAAAGGCGGCTTGACCGTCTTCGGTGTTTTTAAAGACGGCGGTGCATTCGAGTATTCTGCCGCAGGCGGCGTTTATGTAGTCGGTTACGGCGTCTTCGGCGGCTTGGCGGTCGATGTCTAAGCCGTATTCGTTGGCGAGAGTCAATAGGGTCTGAGCGTGCTTGTAGAGATAGTGGTCTTCACGGAAAATTTCTTCGACAATAAGCTCTTTTTCTCCCGTCAGATATTTGACTATCTCGTGGCTTTCTTCGTACAGCCTGCCCGGAAGTATAAAAAGTCCCATGACCTCTATTATTCCGATTCCTTCCTTTTTGATGTTGTGAAGCTCGACGGGCGGATGAAATATTCCGAACGGATAATCTTCGTCCGTGCGGTTGTTTCTCAAAATCATGTCGAGAATATAAGTTCCGTCGTTTTCTAAGCGCGCTATCGGCGTGACTGCATTGTGGGGAGTATCGCCGGTATGCGATATTATCCCGACGCTTTTGTCGTCGTAGGCTTGCCATGCGTCGAGAATATATGCGGCGTAGGCGATAAGCCCGTCGCGTGATTTGCTCTCTAAGCGGAGAACGGAATTGTACCAATCTACAATCGACAGCGACACGTCCTTGTATTTGTCATTTTCAAAGGT